ACGCTCGAATCTCTCGATCAGATCGTGAGCGAAGCGCAGGCCCTCGTCGAAGCGTTCGCAGGAAAGCACCGCTCAAAAATTCCCGGTCCCGTATGGGAGCGCGCAGTGCTCGAATGCGCCTCAGAGCTTTACGCGAAGCAGAACGCTATCGGCGGCATCGTTTCCGACTTCTCAGACGGACCTACCGTGCGCTTAGCTCGTGATCCGATGGTAGCCGCGCGGCCCCTGTTGGCCCCTTATGTGCCCTTGGGATTTGGATAAATGAACGCGATCCGATCAGCACGCGAAGAACTCGCTAACACCATCCGCGAAGCTACCGGCTTTGATATCTACGACTACGAGCCGGATCGTCTGTCACCGCCTTGTGTGCTCGCAGTACCTCCCGATAGCGGAACGTGGATCACTCGCACGTCATACGGAGCGCTCACAGTAGGTGTGCGCATCCTCATCATCACGCGTCCCGGAGATAACAAGACGGCTCTCGAAGCGCTCGACGAAATGGCCTCACAGGTCGTTGACTCGCTCAACGAGGGAGTTACAAACCTTGAAGTTTCCGCACCGTTTACCCTTCTCGTCAACCAGACAACGAGCTTCCCTGCTCTTTCCATCACGTGCAACGTGAACATTGTCAACTGAAAGGATAACCATCATCATGGGAGCATCTACGACAGCACCGAAGGAATCGCCGCGCCTACGCGGTAAGAAACTCGGATTTAACCTCAATGGCAAGGAAGTTTGGCCCGACATGTCGAGCGCCGAGCTTGCAGCAGCCGATAGCTCCGATGGAGACACCTTCGGGAGCATTCAGGCAGGTGGAACCACGATGAAGCTGAGTCTCTCAGCGATCCAATCCACCGCTAAGACGAGCCTCTGGCGTTTCCTCTTTGAACATGTCGGTGAAACTGTTCCCTTCGTGTTCGCACCTCACGGCAACACCACTCCCACCGCTGATGAGCCGATCATCACGGGTAAGTGCACGATCGAAAAGCCCCCCGCGCTCACCTCGAAGGTCAATGAAACGTCTACGTTTGACATTGAGCTTCCCGTGACCGAGTGGAAGCTCAATGAGACCGGGCCTCTTCCGTCCTGATGCCTATCGTCGGTTACCGGATCGAAGGGCTATCTAAGGCCCTTCGCGCTCTGGAAGCAGCCGGAGCGGATAGCGACAACCTGCGCGGTCTGATGCATCAGGTCGGTGAACTCGTCGCAGCTCGTGCGCGTGAACTCGTCCCGTATGACAGCGGAATGCTTCACGGCACGATCCGCTCCGGCTACGCAAAGCAAAAAGCAACAATCAGGGCAGGATTTGACTCCCGTCCCGTCAAATACGCAGCCGTCATTCATTACGGATGGCCCAAGCGATCTATCAAGCCGCGCCCATTCTTGACAAAAGCCCTTGAAGATCGACAGCTTCAAGCTCTCGCAGCCCTCGAGGAAGGCATGGGAGCGATCCTGCATAAACGTGATTTGAAATGAGAAAAAATGAACTTCGATAGTTTCACGATTGCTGAAATCCGGCTCATGGAAGAAATTTCCGGAGTATCTTTCCGGCAAATCGAGAAGGAAACAACCCCCATCGGCGGCATCTTCCAAGCGATCATTTTCGTTGTCGCTAGGCGCATGGGTAAGCCGCTCACGCTCGACGAAATCGATGCTCTTTCGATGAAGGAAGCAGAGCCCTATTTTGAAGGACTCTACGAAGGCGAAAACCCTACGAACTGACACGCGCACGGCAAAAAGCGCGCGTGTGTCTCGCAGCTCATATGCAGCCGAGCGAGTATGAAAACCTCACTCTGCTGGAGCTTAGAGAGTTCATCTCTGTCATCAACCAACAGCGCACATAGGAAGGTCCCGCGATGGGTAAGCAAACAGTAGTTGTCAATATCCTTGCAAATACTAGCGGATTCCGTCGCGGGATCGACCACGTTACAGGCGCTCTCGGCACTCTCACCTCGACAGCAACAAAAACTGTCGGTGCTCTCGGTCTCTCGTTCGCTGGCCTCGCTGCGACGAAGGGCATCGCGCGCTCGATGAAGATCGAGGAAGCGCAGGCGAAACTGCGCGCGCTCGGCGCTGATGCAGCGACGGTGAGCCAAGTATCAGAAGATGCGCTGAAATCGGTCAAGGGCACTGCCTACGGCCTTGACGCAGCTGCAACCGCCGCCGCCTCTGCTATGGCAGCGCAGATCAAGCCCGGCAAAGACATGGCACGCTATCTGAGCCTCGTCGCTGACACTGCTCAAATCGCAGGCGTGAGCATGGAAGAAATGGGCAGCATCTTCGGGAAAGTCGCAACTAACCAAAAAGTTA